CCGCCGAGGCCCCGGACTGTCTTTTCATGGTAATTTTCCTACTTACGATAGAGGCGGTGTGGCAATACGCCTCGTCATCTCCCGTCAACTGGTCGATCATCTGGGTCACTACTAGAAACTCACTACACAAAGACGAAAGGGTTTTCTCTAACTTGGCCGTACTCCCTTCCACAGTGTAAGTGGCTAAGTAGTTCCACGTAACATCCTCCGTGGAAAACGTGACGTTCCCGTCTTTGTCCCAAACTTTGATGCCCTGCGCCATTATAGCTTCCCAATCCGGACCCGAACTTGGTTATTTGAGTCAATCACTTCAATCTTGGTGCTAGTCATGTTAAGCCGGTTGGTGTTGCTACTGCCCGTAATATCTAGCGTGCCTCGGAAAGTCGCGTTGTTCATAGTCATCGCGCCGTTTTTATCTATTTTCCATCCATCGGTAGTACTGAAACTGGCTGACTGAATAACATTGCCAATATATGCGTTTGTAATCGCACCGTTCGAAATGAATGTACTGATATTGTCTTTGGTGATCTTATCGAGAGTAGCAAACTCGGATTGGTTCGCGATAGTCTTCGCTTCGTTTTCCGCCGTAGTGTCAGCAACCTTCTGCCAGTGATTAGAGCTGAAAGCACCTGAGGCTTTACCAGTTTTACATCTATACAGTCCTGTGACTGCACCTCGGTCCCATAAATCCCCAACGTCGTACGGAGTTGTAGGTTGAGAGACAAACACCCGTCTCTTCCCATCGGCGGTATCTTGCGCTTGAGAAGCCGCTGAGTAAGCGTCAATCGCTTGTTGGTTTGTAAGCTCTTTCCACTTGTAACTCCCGCTCTCGTACGCATACCGGAATAACTTGGCGTCCTGTACTTTCCACCACATGTCGCCGATATGTAAACTACGCGTGGCGTTAGTAGTCCAAGCCAAGGCGGGGTTTGATGTCTGGAACCAAGACATAATTTTACCATCAAGCAACCCAGCGAGCCCGCTTTCCAAGTCTTCGTGCGTTACTTCATCCTTTGATGCTAGATCACCCGCGTCGCTAACGTTAGCAAGAGTTATGGAATTATACGTTGCTAGTGTACCCAACCCTTCTACGTTACTTACGTTAAGTGGTGTCCCGGCTTGGAGAACAATGTTTCCATTGTTATCTTTAATTGAAAGCCCACGTGTATCTATCTTTGAAGCGTCTATAGAGCCAGCCGCAATTCTTGCAGCATCAAGAAACCCAGCGGTGATTTTGGCTGCGTCCATGGAAGCAATCTTTGCGTCGTCGACAGCTAACTGCCCTATCTTGGCGTTGTTAATCGTACCGTCAGCGATGAACGCATCTGTTATGTAAACTCCCGGAGGTGCTAACACTCCATTGATCGTCGTGGGTGAAGAGCGTACAACGAAAGGAAGGTTTTGAGGGTCCGTACTCCAAGAGGAGCCGGTGTAGTATTTGGTAACATCTGTCTCGCCACTCGTGTCTACCCAGACTCTCCCCTTGTACAGGTTCGTCGTTGGCGCAGAAGCACTGTGAGAGGCCGGGGGTGCTATAAAGAACGAGTCGGCTTTAATGCCAAACTCAGACGTTGGGTTTGCCGTGTTGCCGGTAGAGATCAAACCGTACCCTGACACATGCCCAGCGGCATCTATCTTCACCGTATTTTTTGCCTTAATCTCGCCATCAGCAGCTACCCGAGCAGACGTCTCAGTACTTACTGCCGCAGTAATGTCATCCCCCAAAGTGGCTTGCGCGGTGGTGATCTGGCTAGACAAGGCAGCGTCTTGAGTTGATCGAGTTTCTCTCTCCACCTGCAAAGCAGCTTCTAGGGCTGTTTTATTACTTCCCACAGTGGAAGTTAAGTTAGTTACATCAGAAGCAGTTGAAGAAATATCAGAAGTATGCGTGGAAAGCGTACTATTAATCGTAGCTAAACTACTATTGGTGCTCGACACCAACGTATCAATACGAGTTGATAACGCTTCGTCTTCAGTAACACGCGAAGTTTTTTCAGTGCGAATAGCTGTAAACCAGTCGGCGAAACCGAAGTCCATAGCCTCAACCCAGTTAGAGCCATCATAGCGGTACATTCGCATTGAACTGATTGAGTAGTCCCCCTCAATATAGTCATCTGCAAGCGTCACATCCGTGTCTATCCACAGGTCGCCGGGACTAAGAGGTGCGTCTTCACTTGGAGTGGGCGCGTCTGCTTGGTAGAACACCCGAGATTTTGTATTTGCAAAAGCCGTAAAGGTGTCGATTTGAGATGCCAGTGCAGTGGTTGCCGTTGTACGGGCCTCACGCTCCTGATAAAGAAGACCTTGCGTTAGCAGTGACGGGTCGCTCCCTACGTAGTCTCCTCGCAGTTGAGAAGCTAAGGTAGTAATTTCTGTGGCACGACTAGATACGTCATCCTGCAATGTATCAATCTGGTTAGTATGCGCGGCAACAGCGTCACCTAGGGTAGCGTACTCGCCAATCTTTTCCCACTTAGTATCATCCGTCCCCGGGGTGACATTCGTTGAAGCAGCGAGGGCAACATACAAAAAGCCTTCATAAACAACTTGGTCATCTATTGCGTAAGCCGTACTACTGTCCCACGTGGGAAGGTTGAGCAATTCATTGACCTGCCCTTGTATTGTAGCAATCCTAGCTGCTACTGACCCAGCAACATTTTCCCCGCCATCAATTAAATCAATGCGGCTACTCAAAGCGGCGTTTAGTTCTGACTCTGTTATCTGGCCCGCCAAAAGACCGATTAGGTACTCAGGGTCTTGGCCCGTGTCGCCACGGATGCCATCAACAGCGTTAAAAGCTCCAGCAACACCTTCAACGTTAACGAACCGTGCCCAATACCATCGGGAGCCACCAGCGCCAATGTTATGTACCCAAACCTGTCCGGGAGCCATACCAACAAGGCTCGCTTCACCTAAGTCGGGGTACTGCTCAGGGTCTGCATCTTTCTGTTCTTGCGTTTGTTCAGCCGCCCAAATTTCTGTGTAAGCGTGCCCTTGGTAGGGCGCTTTATCCCATGTAACGATTATGTTGGCGATAGCCCCACTCGCGTCGAGGTTAGTCGGTGGCGGGGGTGTAGCAAAAATTTGATTACCTGTTGCTGAGCCGAGGTTGCCACCCGCGTATTCTGCTAGGCCAGCGGCAACTAATTTACGTGCTGTAATAATCTCATCCAGTCCACGGCCGTCGATGTTCTCGCGAACACGGTCTACAAACTGACGCAAATCATTTGGGATATTACTCGAAACTGTGGGTAAACTAGGCATTAGCAAGCTCCGACATTGATGTAGACATCGCTATAGAGAAAACTTCTTTATTGCCTTCGACTTGAACCTCCCAATCGCGCCCTCTCTTTACCGGCAGTCTGAACGGGTTTCTGGAAGCTACGGACTGGGTATGTATCAGTGTCCCGTCCGCATAAAACTTAACTGTCATTGGGTAAGCCTCAGCTTCTAACTGCCCACAGGCAAAGCTGATTTCTTGCGGCATAGTAAACCTCTTGGACCGCCAGATATAATCTTTCACGGCTCCACCTTGCCAAACGACTAGCTTTCTATCTTCGGTACATAAAAATAGTTTGTCTCGTTGCAGGTCTTGGAACCCCGCAGTAACGTACATGTCATGCAATATGAACTGGCGACTGGGGATATCGAAGATGAATCCACCCTTCGTTGTACCGTTGTCATAAAACGCTATGTACTGATTATCCTGCTGGTAAGAGTGTATGGAGTCTGGTTTAAAATACTCCTGCCAGATACGGAAGTTAAAGTAATCTTGTGTAATAATCCGTGAACCGCCGGGGGACAAGAGCATAAGCCCGTCCGGCGCAGCGTATAGAACTCCTCCGCCCGTACTGACAATACTTTCTTTCGAAACGCATGCCTGCTCTAAGTCCGACTTAACAACTGCCATATTACTGGGGTGAGAACCCTGTACAAAATAAGGATTACCAGTAGTCAAAACAGCCAGTGTGGTATCCATACGCCCTAACCCAACAATGGGATAATCAAGGGTTTGTATGTAATTCTCCGGCCACGCGTGAGGACGGTAAGGTTCGCAGAAGTACAAGTCTCTGCCCACAAACCCCGCCATCATACCGTTAGGCAAGTTAATCAAACCTTCGAGCGCCGCTGGTGGTGTAGACCAGTAGAACGAAGGTAGCTCTTCGGCCAGATCATCCGGTGAAACACTATCCGTATATTCTGTGTTAGCTATATCAATCTCGTCGACTAGCAAAAACACACCTGCCGTTGCTCGGTAGATACGTTTATGTGTAGCAAGATAACCCGCTCCGGGCGTTGTCTCTAGGTTAGTTAACTTAACAGTTTGTGAGGTCCTGACATCTACATTGTTAGACGCGCCTGACGGAGCAGATTCAATCTCACGCCCAGCTTCTTTGTTCACAAACGTGTACGCGTAAACCCTAGTTTCCTGCGTTTCAGTATCGTCTTCAGTCCCTTGAACTGTAGCAGTAGCTTCCGTAGTGGGTTTAGCTAAACCTAACGGTCGAGAGTTTGATGGGTAGTTATTTCCGTCAAGTGCAATTTCAGAGTTAGTGGCCTTTGGCCCGCCATCGCCGGTAAAGAAAGTCCACTCAGAAGTATCTCCAGCAATTTGGCTACGACAAACATCTACTTCATCTGTCCAGTGGAACCAGTGCTCGGTGTCAGATATGTTATCCTGACCAAACCTATAGATGCTTTTTATTTCACCGGATTTCTCAAACGTGAGAAGCGGGTCTCCCATCGCCTGTATAGGCTGAATGCTGCCAGCAAAAACAGGGCAGTTAAGCGCCGTCTGCGCCTGATTATCTTTAAGGTATCGGGCAGGGATTTTTGGGGCAATTCCGCCAAACGATTTAAGGGCAACAACTGGCATGTGCTAACTCCTAAACAAATTACCCGACCATGGCTGCGTAGGTCTTAGGACCGACAATGCCGTCAGGCGTCAAATTATGGTTACTCTGCCACTCAATCACGGCAGCTTCAGTCATTTTGCCGAAAATCCCATCTGCATCTTGCCCTAGCGCTTGTTGGACTTTTTTCACTTCTTCGCCACGGGAGCCGACTTTGAGTAGAACCGGCGCAGGCTGTGGAGTGTACGTCCCGCCAAGTATCTTTAGAGCACGCTCGTAGTGATGCTTGCGATCTTCAAGACCAATATAACCACCATTTATTCGTTTGGTTGCACCGCGAATATCTTGTTGGTTTGCATACACGTTAACACTATTTTGCCTCCAAAACCAGCATGCACTTTCAAGTGCACCCATTTTTGTTTGTAGGTACTCAAGTGTTTCCTCTAGGGTCTTATGGACACTTTTTGCAAACGCACTTTGGTTATTCTTACCGGTCAGTTGGATAACTCCAAACCCTCTATGCTTCCAGCCATCACCGGAGTCAGTATCGCCATTCCCCATACGGTTGGCGTAGACAACGTTTGCGATCTTTTCAGGTTGCCTGTGGTACTCCTCCGCGTCTCTTCCGGCACGTCTGAAATACTTAGGGAACACAGCATTGAGAGCTTTCGCACTGTAGTTAAGGTTCTCCTCGAGAACTTTAAAGTTTAGGCTTTCGTGACCACACTGAGCAAAGAACATCGCTAGGCGATTAGCAGAGTCGATGCCGTACTTAGGAAGCATTTTCTGCACTGGCTCAAGCCACTCTTTCCAGTCTGGGTTTCCATGTAGTAATTGTTCAAGTTGTCTTTCAGTAACTATCATTTAGAAATTCCTTTAGACTTCTCAAAGCTACGTAAGCCGCCTAGGCCTAGCATGCCCATCATCACAGTCATCAACGAGCTCATGTCAAACTCAGGAAGTTCCGGGATTTCTGCACCAGCAGCAGTGACAGCGAACACAATTAATGGTTGGAGGACAAAGTGATAGGCGAACGCAACTCCGCAAACCCACCCGATAAAGGGGCGCCAACCACCTTTAAATACAGAGCCCGAAGCAGCTTCAGCTTTGTTTATTTCCAACTGGCCTTTAGCCAACTCCTGCGCATGTCGCTCAGACATAGTAGCGATCTCGTGAGCCAGTGCGGCCTTTTGATCTTTGTCTTCAATGACTTTATCGAGAAGACCCGAAACAGGACCAATCAATGCCTGTAACATTATTTACCTCCGATATTAGAAAAACCGAAATACGCAGCTACGATGGCGGCGATACTCACATAGTAGATATTAGACATACTAGACAGCAAGGTACTGGCGTTGCCGAGACCTAAGAACTCCGTAAGCACCACACCGAAAGGAAAAACCAGCATGCCCATTAAAGAGAACCATGCCATCTTGCGTTGGGAGTCGCGCTTAGCGTCCGCGTCTTCCATCTGGCGACGACGGTCTTCTAGCATAATCTCTCGTTCTTCTGGGTCTATCTTCCCATTACCATTCAAATCGTATTCGCTCATTTTTTCTTCCCCAAACACTTCTTCCCACGCTTACAACGCGCAGGTGCAATACATTTACTGCAAGTTTTGAATGCAGACGTTTTTGATTTCGTTTTCTTGCCATAAGCCATAACTATTTCCTCTTCTTGGCAGTCTTAGCTGCTTTCTTAAAATCTGCTTTGGTTGGGGCTCCTTTAGAGCCTACTTTGCGCATCTTCTCTTTGGAGCCAGCGGCAATGCGTTTCTTTTTCGCGTGGATATTTGCGTATAAACCTTTCTTAGCCATTACCATTTCACCTTATGTGACCAATACCGTGCGGACAGCTTTGAAGGTTTGCTGTCTTGAGCGTTATGCCGGGCGTAATAACTCTTCTTTCGAGCTTTATCCTTCTCGGACGTTGGGTTTTTACCTGCACCTTTGACGCCTTGCTGCCCAAACCGAATGGTCTTAACTTTGTCCCCAACTTTCGCCACAACAACGTGGGACTTCTTAGGGTGGCTCGGAGTTTTCTTAGGTTTGTTGTAGCCTGAGACTCCTGCTCTCGCTAAACGTGGGTCTTTCTTTGTAGGCATAAGGCCTCCTAATCAGCTAAGGGGTTATCCAAGGCCCGTTGGAGCTTGGAGTTAAGTCTATCCTCAAGTGCTTTCATGTCAGCAGATTGAGACATGCGTAATTGCTCGCGTTTTGTTTCAAACCGTATTGACGCATCGTCGATCATCACGCGGACTTTTTCTTCAGTATTCCGAACAGTATCTTCCACGCGATCAACTTGCTGCTCGATACGTAGAATATCATCCTTCAACCCGTTCTTTATGTCTCTGGAGTACTCTACGGCTTCTTCAACCTTCTCTGCCATACCAGAGACTTTCGCGTCCATAGTATCCATAGCTTGCTGGTATTCACCGAGATCGAGGTTCGCAACAGCTTCAACTTTCTGGTACATAAGGAAGCCAGCGTAGAGGCTACCGAGTACAGAACCAACGAGGCCCAAAAGAAGACCAAGTTGAGTAATAGAAAAACGCAAGCCAAACGCAACAAACCTTTTATCAGGAAGGTTTTCAACTTTATCAAGAGCATCACCTAAATCTCGTTTTGCCATATTAGTTCTCAAAATTTGTTTCATCACTCGTCAACGACCGAAGGTTTTCTAATTCCATTTCCAACTTCCGGATTTCTAAGCGGCGTTGCTGTAACTCAAGCTGATAAAGAGTATTACAGTTAATTCGCTGTTTGGGCTTATCTAACGGGATTACAATCCTCGCGTAGACGCCTACGTCACGACTTTCGTTAAGCGAGCGGTTGAGCTCGTCGTATGGGTTGCCAACGTTATTCAAGACGCCAGTAACCCCAAATTCCAGATTGGTTCCTCCGCCTATAGCATTGGAGCAATCTAGGTTTCCTGCCCTAAACTTGTCCGACTGGTAGCTCGTAGGCCCAGCAGGTAACTGCAAATTTAGCGAAGTGCTATCCGCCCACACAGGACTGACAAACACCAAAGCAAGAACGACCCACTTCCTCATCTTACATTCCCATCTGTTCGGGAGCAAATCTTTGAAGATATGATCGCGTTGCTAGGAACATCTGATCTGAGCTTAGACAGAGTGCAGACATATATCGCTTTACGAACATCCTCGTCCCTAACAAACACATCAAACGTGGTTCGCTCGGTGTACGGAATGTGTAAAAGTTTATCAGGCGTAGCAAACGGTATAGGTTTCCAATCGCGGTCAAACACACCAACTTGGTAAAATTCCACGTCCTTGCGTGCGTTGAAAACTGTAAGTTCGGTACTTGCCAACCCACCTACGTAAGACGGAGCAAACGTTGGGTAGGTTGGCGTCATCTCATGTGCACCTAGAGTGGTCGTAGTTAACAACACCCCTACTAAGAAGAACACGTTCCTCATTTTGCGATACACTCAGCTTGTACGATAGCGCGGTAAGTCCCGCCGGGGAATGCGCGGTCATAACCGTACTCAGCTACAGATGTGACATTGAACCAAGTGCTGCCAGCAACAGTGAGGTCAAACTCAGTCGTGGCTTCGTAGGTTACTTTGTCAGTGTCGTAAGCAGCCATAGTAGAATCTGACACTTCTCCTACAGATGTAGAACCGTCCCAATATACAACGTCATTTAATGACGGGCTTGTTGAGAAAGAAGTTGGTGTCGTAATTCTAGCTAAGTAATAATCAGCAAGAGCCACGTCGTAGCGGATAGTAGAAGCTACACCACCGTCGGCTGTTAAGGTACTAAGTTTATTTGGTGTCGGGTTCCCGTAAACACCGTTTACATCCGTGTTAATAATACACTTAGACTCAACGTTCCCTTCGATGATAGCTTCTTCCGCAGAGGCTGATACCGATAGTAAAAGTGCTGCTGCGTAGATGCTTGGTCTTTTCATTGTAAAGTCTCCTGAACTTTAATTGTTGTACTGCTCTTCGATCATCTGTTCGTGTAGCAGTTGCTGGGCCAATCCATTCCGAAGTCCACGGGGATTTTTCGGTAGCTGCGAGTCAACTAGTGCCGTAGTCTCTTTATATGCACCTCCGTCGATAGATGTGGCATAATATGGATACATGTTAACAGATATATTGATAGCACGTATCATACGATCTTGCGAGAAATTGTTAGCTAACGTCAGTGCATTCTGACTAGCGGCCAACCCGCGCTCGAAGGTATCCTTGACTGCCTCAGCCTTTTCAGACTCGATTGATTCATCTTCTTCCTCTTCTTCGTACAGCTCTGGGTTAGTAGCCTCTAGCGTATCTGCCACGGCTTGATCCTGCATAGGATCGTACGCTTCTATTGGTTCTTGTGAAGCTAGGAACGTGGCGGGGTCAATGTAACCGGGGCAAGAAGGGTCAGACTGAGGGTTAAAACAGGTATCTATTTGGTAAGAATAAACTACGGTGGGGTCTGTAACTCTACCCTCACCTTCAACTTCGATGGAGCCAACGCCCCAACGACTGATAGGTATATTATTTAAGGAGACTAATTTAGTAATGCTGTTTCCGGGTAAGCCAGTCCAGTCGTCCGTTTCTCGGAATATGTAACCGTTACCTTTGGCTTCTTTATTTTGAACATGCACCAACATAGGGTCGTCAGCGTCTTTAATTGTGGTGTAGCGGTATAAAACGCCGTTTATAGACAGCCCTGCATCATCAGGGACTACAGCATTCATACCCCACGTGAAACCATCCACGGCGGCATTACCCGTTGTGCCATATATGTACTGGTCACAAAAAGAGTAACAAGGCCAAAACGCTGAGAACACTGCCAGCACCCAATAGGGTTTTCGCATCGTCATCAAGCACCTCCTTTAAATCCGTCCCCGGTAATCTATCAGGGTCGGCTTCCCATGCAGCCTTGGCGTCCGAACCAATCAGGCCGTCGTACGGGCAAGGAGTACCAGCATCCATCATAGCGTCGAAGACACGTTTGTCCTGACACATGACAGACACTGCGGCTACTTTCATGCCCATGTCGTATAGAGTTTTCGCATTCTTTAGTTTTTCACAATTCATATCTCTGACGGTAGAACCCATAGAGATACCAAGTATTTGAGTTTGGACTGCTCCAGCCACTCCCACAGTACATAAGTCTGAGTTTACGCCGCCGTTAAACTGGGGCGATATTGCTGAGGGCGGTGGAGAGTTCACATTTGTTGTAACCTCACCATCAGTAGTAACGGTACTGGTTGTAGTACTTTCGGTAACGATTACCCCTTCCTGAGCCATAACGGCCGTGGCAGCAAGGAACGTTGTAATACAAACCAAAAGGCGGTGTTTAATAGACATCATCATTTCTTCGCCATCCGATCTAGTTTTTCGTCCAAGCGGTCGAGGCGGTCTAGTACACGGTTGATGTCTTCGTGCACTTCCACTTTAGTAACATAGTCCTTAGCCATCTCTTCGCGAGTACGATTTAAAAGGATTGTGACACGTTGGAGTTCAGCAACATGGTTGCGCAAAATAAAACCGACTACGCCTAAGATTGCTGTCAAGCCAGTGCTCCAAAGTAGGTCCATTTCCATAAATTAGTTCTCCGCTTGTAGGCCAACGGTGTCTTTGAGTGCAGCTGCTAACATGTCAACAAATGCTTCGCGGCCAACAGTCAGTTGGTCTACGTTAAAACGGGCACTAGACAATTTGCGGTCCAAATCTTGAATGTGGTTTACCATGGTGATTTGGCTTTCTGTGAGGTCTTCTAAGTTGTAAACAACATCGTTGACCGTGATGGTTTTCTTTTCGTCTTTAGCCATCTTAGTTCTCCTGTTGTGAGTGGGTTATTCCGGTGAACCTGCGTCTTCAGATTCGTCAGGAGCAGTGATAGCTCCTACTTTAATCTTATGGGCAACACCCATCGCGACTTCACTTAACCGTACAGTAACGGCATCAGCGTCGGCACAATCATGCACGTTTACACTTCGAGTGTGCACAATTCCGGTATCGCCGCAGGTGAAAGCAACCTCAGCAACACCGTTAGAGGTGCTATTAGTTTTAAAAGTTACACTGTGGTCAGTCATGGTTATTCTCCTAAAGACTGTTATAAATATACTTTTTTGGTTGGGAGGTATCCGACTAAACCCATAGTGTCTGGTCTGTAGTCTTCAGGCCAAACTATATGGAAATCTTCGTCCGCTGCTCCCGCGTACTCTGGAAGATGGGTCTTCACTTTCAACAAAGGAATCCGCGCTTCGTCCATAATCTCTTGCTCTTCGTACTTGTCGTACTCCTCAACGAGTTTTTTGAGCCACAAGTACCACCCATAATCAGGGATTAACGTCGCCTCATCTTCTGGGTCCCCAAGAGCGTTTCTTTCTTGGATAACAATCCCAGCGACCCGTGTATCGTACACGTATGTGGGGTATTGTTCAAAAAGCTGACGCATTACAAAGTCACCGCGCAATGCTTGTTTCTTCAGGTCCAAGTACATGAGAGTGTCTTCGCCGACAGTAAAGTCTAAGTTAAAGCGGTTAGTCTCTGTAGCTTTTTTACTAAACCATACGAGGCGCAGGTGGCTTTCCCAGTTGCTGATGTATTTGTAACAGTGGTTAGCCCACCTTTGGTGGACGTCTGCGAGGTTGCAAGAGAACTCATCTCCATCAATTTTTCGTATGCACTTTCCGCTGATTGCATCCTTCCACCAGTGGTACTTTTGGAAGAAGCATCTTACGCCGTACCCATGGACCTTGTCTGCGTCTTCAACGTCTTGAACCCCGATTGTGGGGGAACGGGCTGCGTCGTTGTCTAATTCGCCTACCGACCAGTGATACCCTCGTTCTTTGTAAATGCCGTACTGATACTCTAAAGCTAAGACGTCGGGGGCAATCTCACTTTTGGCTAACTCCTTGTATGTCCAGTAGCCGTGAGGTGTGATGAAATCATCTCCGTCCACCAAGACCATGTAGTCGTTGTCAGACGCCTCAAATAGATCGAGAACTGAGTTTTTCCCTTTAGAGGGGCCACCATCGGACTCGGTAATGTAATACTCTATACCAGAGTTGGCGCAATACGTACTGGCATCCGAAACGAAACCCTCGTCGAGAGAGTTAATTACAATCACGAGGTCTTCTTTGGCAATCGTCTTGACGTGCCGAGTAACCGCTTTCATATTACGGCACACAAGGGCGTAAAACTTAACCTTACCCATACTAAGTCCTAGTCTACTACTGGCCGCATAGGCCACGAGATATTGTCTGGAAAATCTGCTTGCTGTGGCAAATCCCTTAACGCCTGCCTGTAGGCAACCATCTCATCTGACACGGGGCGGTCAGGGAACATGTAAAAATCTGTTGCTGCTAACAGAGAGTCTCTCTTTTGACGTATCGCAGAAACTTTTGTGTTTTCGTCGAGCTCTACCAAATCATACACAAGACGTAATTCGGTTTCAGTTTCTTCAAGACGCTCAAGGCAAGCATACTCGTCGGCGTTAAAATCAGGCTTTTCCGTATGGACAAAAGGCTTCGCTTGGCCAGTAGCTACACTTAATGTGAAGTCCTCTTCCGCTTTAACTTTTTCCCAGTGCTTCTGCGCACGGTATGCTATCTCTTTAGCTAAACGGTGAAGGTTTTCTTCTTTGATAGGAGACTCAAAAGCCACGCGAGTGAAGTAGGGAGGGTTATCATCAAGTGTGTACTTGACCTGCATATTCATTTGCACTTTGTCTACGTGGATTATTTCATAATCAATCATGTCGTCAGGTCCTAAGCAGTATTCGAAAAGTAAACGAAAAAGTGGTCGTTGGACGCATTGGCCGCACCGGCTGTTTTTATCGCATTAAAAATAGTACTGAAGTTTTGAGTATTGTTTCCATCACGATTAGTTGGCGTCCACGTAATGAACTTTTCGCCTGTGCTTTCATAGTGATTTCGGTAGTACGAGTAATCCGAGCGGTTTAGTCGGAACCAATTAGTGCTATGGACAAATTTAAAGAAAACGTACTTCCAGTCGCTCGTATTTGTATGCGATAAGTTCTCAGTCGTAATGGTTATATGCTTCGAGTCTCCAATACCTGTGCGACGCATACTAAGGGTATCTTCATCCCACACGTAGTACATTCCGTCGACGGCGTAGTTGCAGACCTGAATACCGTACAGATCATTACCTCCAGCGACGTTGGTGTAGCTATCAATCGCGCCAAAACCAGATGTATTTGACCCGGACTCCGGGTGAATGAAAGTCGTTTTACCAGTGCGGGCGTACCCATAGCGAATAAGATTACTGGCGTTTTGTTGTGTGTAAATTGACTGAAGCCCTGCATCAATTCGGATTGCGTCTGACTCGGGATTATATGTTTCGCCGTAAAAGTCCTCGATACTTATCGTCCCGGAGTCTGGAAGCCCAGCAGACTTGCCATAGTATTCAATAAGACTGGTAGGCGGGCTACCGCCCATTTCAGCCTCTATCATCGACATAGACAGCGCACCGCTACTAGGAAGCGTCATTTTTTGCTCCTTTCAATTCGTCGATCTCAGCCTTTAAGTCCTTAATAGCTTCAATCAGATAACCAATCGTATTTCCGTAAGCTACGCTGAGGTATTCCCCGTCGTCGTGAACTAGTTCCGGCGCAACTTTCTGAAGTTCTTGCGCAATAACACCCGAGTTTGCTTTTCCGTCTTTTGTGAACGAAACGCCGCGCATTTCATAAACTTTTGAGCCGTCGAGTGTTTCGATGTTGTCTTTAAGACGCGCATCGGAGTACGCAGTCACGTTTCCTGTCGCAGTGTAATTGCCGCCAGACGTAAATTTATGTCTGAGGTCTCCGGTAACACCATTGATAGCCATGTAGTTCGAAACCCCGGTGGGGTACCCGTTGTACTCCAGTGACATGCCCGATGTGATGCCTTCGTTCGTGTTTTCGGAAAACTGAATGTACGGTCTATTGGACGTTTCACCTTTTAACACAAGGAGGCATTGTCGTTCGTTGGCGGTACCATTAGCTTCGGTTAGTACTACCTTGCCGTTCGCGTCCGGTTGTAAGAACCCGGATGCTTGAACACCGTCTATCGTGTCCGCGTCTAGCCCAGAGCCGGAACCGTCATTGCCGCTATCCCAAATCTTTTTCCAACCGCTGAAAGAGCCACTACTAACCCACCTATTCCAAATGGTGCCTGATGAAGCGGCTGAGATTTGGTGCCCGTAAGGGTAGGCTCCCCCGCTGCCGGCATGAGCATATATGTTTAAGCCCCAGTGAGCATTATTACCGCCTTCAGGTTTATTAGTAGCATCATCTTGGTAGCGAAATGGTGCTATCCCGACATTCTTAGTTGTGCCCGCTACTTGCCACGCAGAATTAAGATTAGTCGTAGTAAAACCACTGCTGATAAACGACCCGCTAGTTTGGTCAAAGCTACCTGTTTTTGTGTCATTAGCGTCAGAGCGTAGGAAACTGCCTGACCCTATACCGTCTAAAGTGTCGGCGTCTAAACCTGAGCCTGAGCCATCATTCGCGTTTGTCCAAATCGTATTACCAAACGTGAGAGACTCGTTTGTGGCGGAATTAAGTTCAAGTGGGTACGGTGTTTCCCAGCCGTTGTCATCCGCCCGATCAGCGAGAATATAAAATCTATTAGAGTTGGCGTGAAGCCAGAAGTCGTCGGCTTGATCGTCACCATCGCCAGTATCTTCAAACTTGATTTGCGGAGAGGATGCTTTGAGTGTGATTTGGCCAGTAGTTTCAAGGTTTCCAGAAATAGTGTCATCTGCATCACTTCTAATAAAACTAGCTGCTTGAACTCCGTCGACAGTGTCCGCGTCTAGCCCAGAGCCGGAACCGTCATTGCCGTCTGTCCACGATGCGAACCTATTGGGAGCATGGGTAACACGGTAGCTCGCACAACTGGCAAGATACCAAGCAAAATCTTCATCATCGCCGTCTTTACACGCTACGTGCCCACTGGTGCTGAAAGACCCTGTCGGTCCGCAATGTGACACGCGCGCGTACCATTCCCATTTCCCCGTGCCTGCGTCATCAGTTAGCCAGTAAGTAGTCTTATTCGTCCCTTGCGCGTTTTCATGCAGCGTTAACTTCCTACCTTCTGGGACGAGGGCTTGAAATATCTGAACAATTGTTTGGTTAGCGGCACTACTAAAAGTTTGGTGGAACCCTCCGAAATTAGGACTAGTAGCCCCTACGGTGTATTGGATTCTAATAACTTTGCCGGAACTATTCGGCGCGGCTTTTCCTAACGTAGTACTGTCGTCTTCATAGTGGTGCGTGACGGCAGTGCCTCCCTCGTTATTGTAAACAGAGACATTATTTACACCGGTAGCAAAATCTTCGTCTTGGTGTATTCGTGTACCGCTACCTCTTATCGCTGTGACAATAGGGTTCCAAGGTCCGCGTTCAGAGGAATTGGAAGGTAAGTATAGAACGCGTTTCCCACTGACAGTTAAAAGTCCTTCGTTATATAGGTGTCCATCAACGAATAAGTTACCGTCTATGTTCGCGCTATCAGTTACGTTTAGCTGTCCGTGAATGTTAACAAGAGTATTGTTCTCACTGCCGCCTATGATAAACCCGTCATTAGACGTTGAAGGCTCATACCCAACTTGGCCATCCGCGTGCTTATATTTAATCCAACCATACTGCTCATCACCGTCTGCAAAACCATTAAAGTTATCTGAGAACTTTATCATGGCCCCGTTGGAAGGGGCGTTTGTTGCCGACTGGATGTACAGAGGGCCGTCATCTTTTCGAAGGGTTAGTTGGTGTGTTGCTATGTCGTCTTCGTTCGAACGCAAGAAACTACTAGCATGGAGCCCGTCCAACAAATCCGCGTGTAAACCGCTACCGCTACCGTCGTTCCCTGAATGCCAAATAGGGGTTCCCACACTGTTCTGGATAACATAATACCCAGCGGCGGTTGCTGTCGTGTCAAACTCAGTCCCGTACCCAGTGGGCTTCGTTGTAGTGCCTGTATCAGGGGTAAAGATTTCTGTATTACCCTCTTGCGTAAGGTCCACAGACACCATGCTGTACCTAGCTAAAGCAATATATACGTCGTAGGTGTGGTAACTGCCTTCGTTACTTGACTTAACAACAAGGACCCCTGTCCCTGCCGTAGACACACCAACAGTCCCTTCAATACATAAGTCAGTACCAGCGTTGCCCTCTCTGCCAAAAAAATTCAGGTCAAAAAAGGACGTGCCGAAAGCCTCTACATGGTTGTTGAGGCTGCCTCGCATGTGCAAGCCGCCATTGCCCTTATTTACTGTAGCGACTTTGTAATAAACGGGGTAGGTGGTAAGGTTGCCTTGGTCCGCTGGGCGCCACCGCTTCATCTTCCCGCCAACGTTAAAAAAGCTCCCGGAGTTAATTCCGTCTAAGGTATCTGCGTCTAAACCTGAGCCTGAGCCATCATTTCCTGCGTGCCAGATTTTGAAGTTACTTGTAGTAGTTCCCGGACGCCAATAGATGTTTTTGTCAGCGTTTTGCGCGTATAGCATACCGAGGCGACCGGTATTATTTTGCCACTGTATCGACGGAGAGTTAGTGGCGTGGGTTCTTTTTATTAACAAACCTGAATGAAAATCACCATGATTGATAACAAGGCCATCACCAGTATCAGCCGTTATCGTTGTTGTGCCGGTAATCGTTGTTGCGCCGCTAGTAACAGTACCGAGAGTAACGTTGTTACCACTCTCATACTTAGCAGTATTCAAATTCGTGAAGTTGTCATCAACCTCAGTATTAGTTAGGGGCGAACCCTTTCCTGATCGTGTTGTAATCGTAGCCATGAATCACACCCCTAACTGTATTAAGTGGCAGACAGAGTGATAGTCCAAGTGACGGACATAGTATCTTCTGCTGCTTTGTTAACAACGCTGAACTTAGTGCGGCAAAGCATATCGCCAGCAGAAGCGGCATTGAAAATACCTGCTTCAGTAACAGCACCTGTTGCGTCTCCAGCTTCAAACGAACAAACGTATTTAACTTTTTCGTCGTTATCACCTTCGATAGCCGTTGAATCTAATGGCTCGCGGCTTCCTAAGATTGAAATCAAATCCGACTGGCCCGAACCCGGAGCAGTTGTACTAGAACCTAGTGCCATGTGTGACATTACGGCTTTAGTAGTACCTGTCATGCGCGAGGCAATGTATGCTAAGCCGTCGTTCACAATTAAGTTTTTAACTGTGCGCTCGTCTTTTATTTTTCCGGCCTTGTCCTTCAGGACTATGTTAAGCTGGCCGGAGAGCTTCAAGTTTTCGTCAATCATAACGATCTCCTTCAGAACGTAGTGGAAGCCCCGACAAAGTCTTCCGCAAAGTAAGTAAAGTCAGAATAACTCTGGCTTCTCAAAAACCCCGCGTCGGTGCTCGAGGCCGAACTAAGTAACGCCTTACCGGTCGATACTTTGGCTGCGTCTCCCAAAAGGGCGCTATCCGGAGAAATCGCTCTTGCTACCGATTTCGTCAGATTATCACTGACTACAGGTATATCATAAATCTGCTTACCTGTAACCATATTTATACTGTCAGATGGTATCGCGCCATCTGTAAATAACTTCCCAACACCTAAACTAGGTAGGTCAGTCAAATTGGCAGCATGGGCGAAGTCTCGTATAAACCCTATCTGCACAATAATTTCATCGGCGAATGATGCCACATCGGTACGAATTTTACCAAATTGCATCGCTTGTTCGTCTACGACAGTCGCCTCACCATCCACATCATCTGTAAAGTACGCAGTGTCTGCCAAGTGTTTGGCGACAGTTCTAGCAAACACCTCGTCAGACGCCGTAGAATCGTCTGAGAGCGCTTTTCCTACCGCTAAGGTATCTATGGCCTCATCAACATAACCGTTGTCTAAAAGAGCTTTAGCGAAGTCTAAAACCTCTTCGTCAACAACTGTTGGAACCTCATATACTCCTTTGCCTGCACTAGTAGTCGCAACGTCAGTGGCAACAATAGGTTGTTCACTGAAGGGCTTATGGGGTCCTAGAGAAGGGAGGTCAGAAGCTGCGCCAGTGTCCGCGAACCCTGTGCCAAAAGACTTCTGTACAAGTTCTTCCGGCTCTACTGTTTCAGACAAACCTTTTCCTACAGCAAATAAAGGATCGCTGTCGGCTGCGCTTGCTGAGTCAGTGCGAGGTTTAGAAAGATGTAACTCTGGGGCGTCCGTTAAGTCGATAGTTTCTTGTAAGCGTTTTATAGTACCTGCAACTACAGCATCTGTAAGTTCAACAGGGTCAAATTTATTCAAGCCTACCAGTAGAGTGTTAAAGTCAGTTGCGCCCGCGGTATCGGACTGCGCCTTACTCAAATTAAAGTGAAGTGCGTCGAAATCGCTTATCTTAACTTCGTGCGCTAACGCTTTTGCCACAGAAGAAACATAATTATCGGTCAGTGCCAAAACTTCAGATGCAGCTTTCCCAAAGTCTTTTCTGTGGTTGTCTAAAAAGTAGCCATAGTCGTTTAGTGGTCTGGCAAGTTCTTTAGCTACGTTCTCTGCTACCACGGTGTCGTCAATAAACGGCTTAACAAAGTCAAAAGCAATTTGTTCAGAGGGCCTAACACCGTCGTCGACGTATAAATTTTCTAAGAATGCTGCAAACAGCAGGAAGTCACCCTGTTCTGCCGTTACAACATTCCGATCAACAGAAATAGTAGAGTTCGCCCAGATACCTAGCTGCTCAAACTTCGCAGAAAGCGACGAGATTGTCTGTTGGATTTTTAACGGGCTGTGAGAAACTGCACCGGTCGTAGCCTGTGTGTCCGCCTGCGTAGATGTCGTAAGTGGTTCAAAAGTCGCAGATATCGCATTTACGAATTCGGCGGACTTAACTCTCACGCAAAATCCTCCCGGATTTTAAACTTTAACTTATCGTATAAAGTTTCTCTAAGACCACTGTCTCGTACTACTTCGATTTCCCCTTCGTACGTTCCCGCATCTACTTCTAAGTCGCCTATGGCCCACTGTAGGACGGCAACACCGCTAGAAGCGGTATCTGGGTTAATAAAAAAGTTACGAGAAAACAGAACGGTCTCAGCGCCTGCCTCTCTGAAATGGAGAGTCACGGTAGCGTCTGTTAAATTTACAGGAGTACCGTCATCGTCGTTTGTAAGGGTCACTCGGATTTGTGGGCCGGTGTCACCTTGCACATATTTGAATACCTGAGCCATTAAATCCCCCTACTCGCGGTGGCTTTATCAAACCCAACCAACTTGGTGCGAAGTCCAGCACGACGACTATCTCGGCGTTTCGCATCTGTAGTGTGTTTGTAAAATTCTGATTTGTAGTAAGCGGCAAGATCAGGGTTAGTCCATTCTTTACCGGGTATAATCGCCAACTTAGCAATTGCTCCACAAGCAATAGAACGACCGTGAGTCTCGAAGATAAAGTCTTCGACCCCATCCGCGCTTAAAGACGGTTTAATAGCTCCAATACCCTCGAACGTATACTTAGCGTCCGGGACTGGGTAAAACCGTATCTGCGTATCCTGATAGATAGTGTAACAGGAGGGACGCCCTTTTGATGTTTTAGGAAGATCAAAATGACGGTCTGACACCCGCTTAATCGGCTGCCCGTCAACGTAAAGAACTAAAATGTCCTCTAGTACTGACTTTGCAGGGACTTCAACCTCATACTCAGCAGTATTTTTGCTGGTGAAGTCTTTGTCTATGTCATACCGCCATATTTGACTGAGTGCGCAAAACTCTGCGGCTGCTTCTTGCAGATGCGACTCGATGATAATTTCCGGACAGCCCGGCAAAATGGGCTGTATGTACGGAAGAAAACTAGCCCACTTTACAGCCATATTAAGTCACCTTGCTCAGATTGTTCGGAGAAACCGCAGCATCCACTTGGTTTTTCATGTTCAGCGCGGAGTTAAATGCGTTGTAAGCTGCCTGAGCGCGTTGCTCATTAGCACCATACTCAGCATCCTTCGAGTACGCTCTGTACAGAATCCAGTCGATCATTGGGGACATGTAGATGTCGTCCAGTAGGATCGTAGTGCTGTCGGTACCAGCAGGATCAAGTTGTGACTCGGTTTGAGAGTGTGCCCCCGGAGAATCCGTGTACACGACTTCAACTTCAGCAGAAGTAGTAGCCGGTGGGTAAACGAAAAACTCTTTGGGTTGGCGCGGATCAAACGTGTAGTGCTGGATAGATGTAGTACCAGTTTCAGCGTGCCATGCAGGGCGTTGGTCGTCCAACACACTCCGTGCCACAAGGCGTATCACCTTGTAACCTGAGTCTGAAGCAAGGTTTCTGGTTACATCAAGCAATCGTAACCCCGAAGGGAACTCTGCCGTCAGAACCTGCCTTGTACCTGCCACGCAAGTAAATGACCCTGTTTTTGCGTTTGCGTCAGGACGTGCAAGTGTGATGGCGAGATAAGACTCGTTCATCCAGTTCTGCAACTCCGTGCGCGGCCAACGAATGTTGGTGTCCTGTAGGACGTCCTCAACTCGTCGGATAATGTCAGTAACTTTTACTGTAGACATCCGTTACCCCCTATTTACTAGATTTGGGTGCAGCGGCAGCTTTAGTTGTCTTTGACTTTGTAGTTTTAGCTTTAGGTTTAGGCGCAGGCTTAACAGCTTTAGCCAATTCTTCACCTTCAGCAGTAAGAACCCATCCGTCGCCGATTACTCTGGCTACAACCACGCGTACTCCGTCAACCTTAGCAACTGCTTTATTAGGCAGTAGTTCGGCTTTAACGGCTTTAATCAACTCTTCGACGTTCATAATAACCTCCAAAGTAGGAAGGGGGGCAGAACCCCCCTAACAGGCTATTAAGACGTCGCGCCAACAACGGCAGTAACAAGCGCTTCAGGCTTGATTACTTTACGACCGTAAACGGCTAGGCCGCGAACGATATCGCCGAAGTCAGTTTGGTTGCGCAGAGGCTCAGTCTTGCTGATTTGCGAAGCAAACGCACAAGATGCTTTAGTACCAGCTACCATTAGACGGCTTGTTTTGTTGCCAGCGGCAGTTCCACCTGAAGAGGTTGCAGCCAGACCCGGAACAAACGCTTTACCAGCTTCGCACTTTGGTAGAAGGTTAGATACGTAAACCGTGAAACGGTCTAGCATACCGATCTTACCAGTACGGATAGTAGATGACGCATCGCCAGTGAAGTACGCTTGAGCAATATCAGTTTGCATTAACAACTGACGCTCGAAAGGCGATAGGATCAACCAACGGCCTTCTTCAGGTACGTTCTGCTCATCAAGAGCAGCAGACATACGAAGAATAGTTTCTAAGATGTTCTTAGGAGTAGCTTGGTCGATAGGAGCAGCGGCTGTACCTAAGTTGTACTCAGAAGACAATGCACCAGCAGTAGCGCCTTCGTTAGCACTATTTGGGCCTTCAGTTACGAACCAGTTGAAGAAACATTCGTTTTCGATGTTAATTTTCAACTGCTTAGCAGCATCATCAGTGAACATGTTCATTAGGTCCATGTCCGCTTGGTGAGCAAGTACGTCGTTTACTTGAACGCTGAAATACTTACCTTTGTTGATCTGCATGTCTAAGAAGACAGGTGCAGGAACTTCAGAAGTAAGAGTGGTACCAGCGCCAGCATAATCGTTGATAGTGATTGAAGGTGCAGTACGGATGCGAATTGTATCACCTTGGTTTTTGATTTCGCCTTCCCAATCAGTGTTGGCGATCTCAGTCATCATGGTGTTAGCATAAAACTTCGCGTTTAATTTGTTGCTCCACAGTTGTGGAATAAAACCACCCGAGTAAGACGGGTTGGTGTCAAAGTCGCCAGAGCCGACGACGGGAAAAACAGCAGCCATGATAGGCCTCCTAATTTGTCTAAGTTAAGTTGGTCAACAACAGCTGCTTACTCGTTAGCACATTTACGCTCGCACGCGGCCTTGGAGGTATGCAGCAGTTATATCCGCTTCAAGTTTATTGGCCTCATCGTACTTTCCACGCGTGTTATAACTGCGTATTCGGTTCCAAGCGGCTTCGATTTCTCTTTCGGTGTAAACCTTAGCCTCTTTCCCCGCGCTTTTAGTACTCGCGGAATTACCTGAACGATTTGGCGTAACCTGTTTCTCGAGTTCGGTTTGGCGAGTCTGACGCTCGTCTGCAACTGGAGCTAGGGTTTGCTTGAACAGATCAACATAATGTTTAACTGCTTCTGCATCGCCCGCGCTAAAAGCTGCTGCGGCTTGTTCTCTGCGAGGTCCTCGTAGCATAGGATCATGCTCGTTTAACCACGCAACCCAACGTTCGTCGTTGTCGATCTGGTTAAAGTCAGGGACTAATTGTGCTAGTCTCTGAGAAAAACTCATCTCTCCAACCTGACTACCAGTATCCTTCAGTTGTTTTTGAAGGCTCTCGATAATCTCTTGCTGCTTGTCAAAACGTTCCTCGTAATCCTGAGAAACCTCTTTAGCAACACGACGTTGAACATCTATCAGCTCGTCACCAAATTCGGCTCGATCTTCTTCGGTTACATAACTGACTTTCTCCTTCGGCTTTGTCGGCTCCTTGGACTTTGCTTCTAAACTCGCAGTGAGTTCGTCTAGCTTAGTCGTTAGGTCCTTAACTTGCGTATGCAAGCGTGGTACCTCAGCGTCGTACTTACCTCGTAAGGTCTTGTACTTTTGCTCAAATTCGTCCGCTACGTCCGTCGGCGACGTGTCAGCTGGCTTTACTTCAATAGGCGTAACTGCTGCTTCCGCTTCGACTGGTACTTCTGCTTCGGTATCCTTAGGGGCTTCCTCTGAAACTTCAGGCTCTTTCTTCTTTGCCTTCTTTTTCTTTGGCTCTTCCTTTTGGGCTGTTAGCGTTTTCTCTAGTTCTTCCACTTCTGCAAGCTGAGCTTGCACCTGTTTTGGCAATGCCATATTTTGCTCCTTAAAGCACCAACTCTGTTCCTAGCGTCCCTTGGGTATGCTATTCCCGTTATGGTGTGCTTCTCGTATTGTGCGCGTATGCGCGGTTTTCTACTTTTGGCGCGTCATTGACCGCCTCCAGTAAATCGTAAAATGCTTCTGCTCTTCCTTGCAGCCGGTGGACTGTAGCCATGTCGGTCGCGTGGATGAGTTTCTGCTTGGCAGATTCTAGTTCTGCCGAGAATAATCTTATTAGTGCCTCATTACCGGGCTCTCTGGTTCTTACCAGAGCGTTAACCACTTGAATATCAACAGTATTAAGATCAATCATAACTCAAAAATATATTATATGTGTTAACGTGTCAACAAATACACACATTAACGTCCGTTCGGGCGCGGACTCATTGTATTATCTTGCCTACCACCCATCGGGGTTCCGTCTTCTTGCAAGTTTGCAGCCTGCTCAGCTTGAGCTTGCATCTGCATCATTGCTTGTTGTTGCGCTGCTTGTTCGGCTTGTTTTCTCTCAAGGTCTTCTCGAGACGGTACAAGGCGATCAACATTAGTGTTGAGATTGGACGCCAAATCCCGCATGAGTTCAGCCGTGCCCTCAGGGCCAACAATTTGCTGAGCAACCGGGCTCTCCAATACGAGACGGAGGAACTCATTTTTACGTACAGCTTCTGCTTCTTTGACGACCAGCGACATCGCGCCTCGTGCAATAATTTGAACATCACCAATTAAATCCGGATCATCCGAGTACCGAAGGTTACGCTGGTACTGGCGCTCGAGCATCGGGGTAAGTACATCATGGTCAACGTTACCGATAACCTGTTTAATGCTCTTGCCTGCGTTAGAAATAAGCATGGATAGGCCCGAAGACGTACGTCCTGCGCCCGGTACATGCTGCCCTGTCATATAGCGTGGTATACCTGATACCTCGTCTGCTAGTTCCATAAACTTCTCAAACACGGACATAAGCTCGCCTGCGTTAGAGTTAGGTTGGAAAAACTGCATAGGAGCCGAAGCATCACCGTATTCTGATGATTTAAACTGCCAAATCTTCCATGGGTGCATCTGGGTAATGTCTTCACCCGCTGGTAAGCGGCTTACATTCACCCCTACCTGAGGCCCAGAAGAGATGCCCATGTTGTTAGCCAATGCTCTTGCAGCGGCGTTACACATGTTTTGGGCATCCATACAAAGATCGGCTACCCCATTCCCGTCGATACGTCCGGGGACTTTCTCGAAAGAAGTGAGGTAGTACGGTTTACGTCCAATAGGGTCGTAATTCAAAACAGCTTTGATGATAGTGTTGTTAACCATCCACACTTCACAAGGATATGATTTGTGCGGGTCATCTACTTCAGACTCGTCCATACCCCATTCCATTAGGATTTTTCCGGGTATTGAGTCCCAAAGCTGTAACGCTGCAATGACATCGCCATCTGCATCGTCAAAATCTTTATCAGTGACGTCTTCCATGTCGCTGCCGTCTTGGTCTATCCAATCAAGGCCTACAGAGCCAAAGTCAGCTAGAAGCGTTCTAACAGCGTCCTCGTCGTATCCGTCTACACCTAGCATAGCCTCAACGTCGTCGCGGGTTAGGTGGTGTAGCTCCATAACGGGCATGTTCTGAATATCATCGCCCCAAGGTGCATAATAGAACTTATAAGGGTCTACTCTCTCCCACTCGTCACGTAGTACGTCTACAGCGGCTAGACCGCCCTGAACGTACTTCATAGTCTTACGCTTGCGAGGGATTGGACCTTTTAAGACAGCGAACGGGAATGTCGCTAGATCGTTCGTAAATTCGTAGAGTGCTTTAACCCACCCGCCTTCGGCAAGTTGGTCTTCCATCTTCAACTCCATACGTTCTACACGTTTCTCAGCTTCGTGCTTCAACGCACGAGTAGCGGTATCTTTCATACCTTTAGCGAGTTCTTGGAGTTCGTCGGTAGCAAGTGGAGCGTTACCCGCAGCGTAGTACTGCTGTAGGTTCATCTCCATAATTCTTTTGAGGTTGCTCGCAACTTCTGGCGGAACTTCAGGGATAGGCGTAGCACCAATAGACCAAGGCTTATCAGCACCTGTACCTAGAAGTGTGTCACGTAACCATGCCGTAGCAGTACGACATTTCGTGCTTACGATACCCATAAAGATTTCTGACCCGCCATTTTCACGGATTTCAGCCATCTTAGTAGGGTCGTACTCCATGTTACGTGCGCGTACGCATGCGGACAAA